TCGTCGGCGAATACCGCCGTTGGCAAAATCGTTTTGATACGCGCGGCCATATCCTCTTTGCTGCCGCTGACCGGCAACGGCGCCGGAATCGCGCGCTCTTTCTCGACAAACTCCGGATCGATGGTCGCCAACTGTTCCAGCAGTGCGTCGCGGCCGCCGGTGGTTTTCAACGGCGCCGGTAGGGTGGCGTTGTACTCTTTGATGCAGGCTTTCATCGCCGTGGCGGTGATTTTTGCCTCCTCTGGGATGCTCTGAAATTCCGGCGGCAGCAGCATGTAGAACTGGCCGATTTCGTCAGCGTTTCCGCCTAGCGCATACGGCGCCGGCAGGGTGGCGTTATGCTTCTCGATCACGGCGCGCAGCGTATCGGCGTCGGTCTGTTTTGGCAGGGTGGCGTTGTGCTGTTCGATAAATGCGCGCATCGATGCTGTATCTGTGAATGCCCCCTCGGGGATCACAGGCTCAACGCTGAATTCCTCGTCCAGCTTTTCAGGTTCTAGCGCCAGCGCGTGAACCAACGAGCCGAACGTCAGCGCATCGGTGCGCTCGCGCTGTATGGTTTTGATAACGTGGCGGCCGTGGTAATACATCAGGCTGATCCGCGCGTCCTTTGCCATCGTGCTGCTGATGCCGTTGGCGCTGTGATAGACCTCGTTCGGAATATCCAGATAACGGCCGGGCTCGAAGTATGCAGGGGCTGCCGGTTCTTCCCGGCGCGGTGCGTTGACGACTGCCGCGGCAGGCTCGTTCTGTACTTCGACTGGCGCCGCGGTATCGACGTTTTCACCTGACAATTCCGCTGTTTCGCCTGACACCTCGGCCGTTTCCGTTGACGAATCCAGGAACTCGCGAACATCGTCGCCGGTCGTGGCGCCCGCGGCGTCTACCTTGGCCAGCGGTGACGCGTCAAACAACTCGGAAACGTCAAATCGACCACCACCCATACTGCGGAGTTCGCTGGGTTGCTGCTGCGCGACTTCCGTTTTTACGCCCTCATTTGAGGCGTCAACCCGCTCGGGCGCAGGGTTTTCCTGCTGCAGCGCGCCGCTGGCGCTTGCGTCGGTGGCTGTAGCCAGTTCCTGATATTTTCTCTCTGATTCCCGGCGCGCTTCCTGCAGATAGAACTCCACGCGAGAATCGATATAAGCAACGCGCGGATCCTTTTCATCCTGCCAATTTTCCAGAACGTCGCAGGTGAGGTGATGAACATCATCGGCAACCAGCTGGTTGAATGGATCGCACGGTTCGATCTCCTTGGCCAGCAGTCGAGCGATGGAGCCGTGCGAAACGTCTCCGATGGCAGTAATCAATTCTGCAACGTCGCGTTCATCCATAACACCAGTCGTTCCGGCCAGCGCCGCACGTATTTCAGCCCGAAGCCATGCGCGGCGCTCGGTCTCGAACTCGGCGACCACGTCATCTTTTTCACCCGGATTTGAGGCCGTTTGTTGCGCTTCGGCGCCAGTTTGTTGCACGCTTTCCGCGTTTTTTTGCGCAGGTTTACCGTCGATTTCGATCAGATTGGCGTTGATGTAGCTGCGCAGCGCACCGGGGGTAACGTGCAGGTTTTCTTCGGCCCCGCGGATTAGTGCAACAATCGCCTGTCGGGAGAACTGCAAAACGCCAGGCGTGGCGCTGAGTTGCTCATTCCACGCTTTCAGCGCCGCATCGTTGCGTTTTTTCATCTCGGTGACCGCGCGGATGATGGCGCCCGGCGGGTTTGAAATGTCGAAATCAGACGGATACAGCGCGCAGCCGATTACGGTTTCCAGCATCTGCAGAGAGTCGATCGGCGTGCCGGTTGCCGGTTCGGTGCCGTTTGTGAGGATTGCGCCGGATTCGGTGCGCAATGGCCCCTCAGGCGCGGTTTCGGCTGGTTTGGCGCCGCCGGCCGCTGAGGTTTGCCACTTCGTGATAACGCCCGCGCGCTGTTCTACCGTAGCGTCGAGGTATTCGGTGGCGAATTGGCACAGTTTGCCCAGCTCCGGCACCTTGCCGAACGGTGGCCAGATGGCTTTCATGCCCGAGATCGCAGTGATCGGCATTTCCGGGTAGGTGTGTGCGAACTGTTTAAGGCTGGTCAGCGCCAGAATGACGTTTTGCGGGTAGCGCTGCGCATCGTCCATCACCAGAGCTTTGGCCGCGGCCAATTGCTCGTCGTTCAGCTTCAGGCAGTTATTGCCGTAAAGCCACGCCGCGGCGATCACGGTGTGCTTGTCGAGGCTCGATGCGAAGTATTCACCTGCTGTTTTCTGCTGCTCCTGCACCACCTGCGTTTTTTCAGTGGTCCTGCTGTTTTCTGCTGCGCCTGCACCACCTGCAGGTTTTGTCATGTAGGGATACAGTTTCGGGAACGCCACGGACGGATCGAGCGTGTCGCGCGGTACACAGGTTTTGCTGGCGTCGCTTTCCAGCGCCCAGGTAAGCCAGAATGTTTCGCTGAATTCGCCCTCTGCGGGCAGCTCGTCCACAACTGGAAAGTCGATGCGCACCGGCGCGAAGTAGTCGGCTTTTGAATGGCCAGCTTCCATGAAGAGGAAATCACGTTTTGTCTCAGCGTGATCGTCAGACTTCGCCTCAAAGTACGTAAAAAGATGGTTTTTCCCAGATTTCTGTTTTGCCCTGTAAAGATAGGCTGCAACATTTTGCATTGTGTAGTTCTCCTAGGTTTAGGTACAATGCCAGCCGATCAGTGATCTGCCTCGGTTGGTCATTGGTTATGCTCCGGTTGCTGGGGGTGGTTCCCCGGTAACCCGTCGCCGGGACGTAAAGCCGGTAGACTGGCCCGCCTTGTGCGGGCCTTTTTACTTTCTAATCGCAGTAACTGCGGTTGCAGTGTGGGCAGCCGGTTACTAATTCAGTTCCGGCGCGACGAACGGAAATTCCGGTGATGTAAGTACCGTTATCGATTTTCAGATAAATATCTCTTTTGCAACGAAAACAGATTCCATCATAGGGGGCAAAATGAGGTGCGTTATTTTCTTTGCAATACTTATCCTGCGCTACCCTTGCTTGCATAGAATCAAACTTGTTAACTTCATCTAAATAATCATTCCCTGCCTTGGTGGTAATTGCACCAAAGAAAGGTACTTGATCCGAGCCATCACCGTGATAAGCTTGTGGTTCGCAAATGGTGATGTATTCAGGGTGATTTTTTTGAATTTCACGTAATTGCATTGCGAGGAAGCGATTGTAAATATCTGCGCCGCCACGAATGCCCTCTAATGCGTCTATCAAGTTCTGTTTCATATTACCTCCGCTCTAATATTGAAATGCGCCCTGCGAGTTGACGCCCCGGAAGGGAAACGCTTGACGCATTTCAATATTCTAAAAAGCCCCGCCAGCGACGGCGGGGAAGGCTACACAGCAATCAATCATCGCTTGCAAGCATGGCCAGCAGGGCAAGCAGTAGCAGCTTTTTAGGCGATGGACGCCCCTTTATTTCGAACTCAGAAGGCACATCATCACTCACGCCAAGATGAAGGCGTGCTGCGGCATCAATGGCACATTTAGGGCAATCATAATCACCTACGTTGGCACCTTTTGAATTCACGAGAGAGTGTGGCTTTTCTTTATTATCGGTATTGACGATATAACCGATGGTTTCGCCGTTAGTCATAATTTCCACTACGGTTTTGTGCAGCAGGTTTAATTTAATTTCGATTGATTTGATCATGGTTATGCTCCTTTTTTAGGTAATGGGAACCCGTGGCTGATTAATTCAGCCGATAGGGTGTTGCTAATTTAAATGTCAGTGCGTGCCAGCAGGCTCGAAATATTCAGGAATGCCACGTGACTCAAACGGCATTTTTATTGCCCGCAGGTTACCCGTTGGCTCGAACCGGTATACTTGGCAATGAATATCGTAATGTGCTACCCATGCGGCGCCGGTGCGCTTATTACGGAATCGTGTTGCTTTTCCGCTATGTAGAATTGTGGTGCTGATCATTGGTTAATCCTCAGCCTGATTATTGGTTATGCCCGCTGTCTCTCCAGCCGTCCCCGGTCTTTCCCGGCGTCAGAACGTCGTACCTGCTGCGCGCTTGTCTCGATGACTTTTGCTGCGTTGTGTTTAGATTAAACCCTATTCGTGTTTTCATGTCAACACGAAATGTGTTTGATGTTTTTAAGAGGGAGCATTTTTTTGGGGGTTGAGGGTGTGGCGTGAAAAAAATGGGCGTAAAAAAACCGGCTCAATGGCCGGTTATGGTGAACTGGGGGGCAGTGCTAACGTTACTCGGTGATAGGTTTATATCTACCGCGCAAGTATTTCTCTACATAATCATCAAGTTCTTTCAGGCGTAATTGGAAGAGATCGATCATCCGCTCTTGCTCTGCTTCTGGCAACTGATTGAATAGATCCAGCATCTTTTTCTGGTTTTCATTCATCCAGTTTTCAGGGGAATCTTCATCACCAAAAACCAGTTCTGCAGGGCGTAGGCCCAATACCCGAGAGAGTGTTATCGCATCATCGATCCCTATGTTACGGGAGCCTGATTCATAGTTTCCAATACGCGATTGCGCCCACCCGCACCATTCGGCGAGTGTCTTTTGGGAAATTCCCCTTTTCTCCCTGGCCAGCTTTAGGCGGGCTGCGATCTTCTCATTCGTATTCATGAAACCTTTTTACCACGCTCCGTGTTATTACTCAAAACCCGTATAGTGTTGACATTGAAACACGCTATGTGTTTAATTTGCTTCAGCAACACATAACATGAGGTGAAAATGAACAACATTGCAAAAGAGAGGATTGCTCTTGGCTTAACGCAGGAGCAGTTAGCAACGATCTTCGGATGGCGGCAGTCCCGTATTTCGAATTATGAAAATGGAACCCGCCGGCCCGGTCTCCCAGAATGCCGTTTGATTGTTGAGACGCTTAACAAACTCGGCCGTGATTGCACTTTAGACAGCTTATTTCCTCCACAAGAAGAGGCTGGAAAAACAGAAGCATAACAGTGTCATTTTCCTTTCATGAGAGTAGCACTGATGCCGCTTAAGGACTGATTTATGGAAATCAAACACGAGCAGATCCGCGAAGCGCTGCGCGGGTGGGCCATCGAAACAACCCAGCGCACTGTAGCCGCCGAGATCACCCGCGCTTATTTTGACCTGCAATTACAGGCGCCACTGCTGGCACAGATCGAACGTGCCGACGGCAGCGTTGACGATGCAGCATGGCACAACAACAAACAGCAGATCTTTCGCTGGCTGGACGGCGATAGTGTGGCCGCACGCCGCAAGATTCAACAGCTGCAACCGGCGATCCTCGCTGCGCTGCCAGCAGAACTGCGCGCCCGGCTGATTGCCGGAAACAGCATTGAATATCTGGCAATCCGGGCGCTGAAGGAACACCAAGGGGCGATCGCCGCGGCGCTGCTGAACGCGTTGCCGACCGATTTTGAACGGGAATGCGACAAAGCTGAGCGAAGCCTCAACGAGTTACGGCGCGCCTATTCAACCCTGCATTAACCGGAGCATAAACCAATGGCCAATTTTTCAAGAGCACAGATCGAAACGCAGATCCGCGCCCAACTGGTGCGCGAGGGAATTCCCGACGACGTGGCGCGCTCGGCTGCCGGCCGTGGCGCCGATCATTACCTGTCCAGCCCGAACGCAACGATCGCCAGCAGTATCGCTATCGCAAAGACGTACGCAAAGCCGCTAAAGCGGGTAAAGGGCAAGCCGGATCGCCCGCATGTACCTGGGCGCCGTATGGGGCGTCGGTGAGCGCAGTAATAAAGCATAGGCAAAAAACAGGTAGTTCAGATGGCTAATTCATGGTTGCGGCTTTGGCACGACATGCCAAACGACCCGAAATGGCGAACGATAGCCAGAAAATCGAAGCAGGGGATCGGCGATGTTATCGCTGTGTACCTGCACGTTCTTGTTAACGCATCAAGTGCCAGTGAAACGACTGGTAACGCAGGTGTAACGCAAGGAAGCGCAACCGAACGCGGGAGGATAAAAAATCTGTGCGCTGACGACATCGCCAGCTCTTTGGATCTCGACATTGAGCAGGTAGAGCAAATTCTTGCAGCAATGCAGGGGAAAGTTCTTGACGGTGATTTTGTTACCGGATGGGCAAAGCGACAACCCAAACGGGAAGACGACTCCGCCGCGCGTGTAAAGGCTTTTCGCGAGAAGAAGCGGGCAGAGAAAGCAGCGGCAGAAGGGAAAGAAAGCAGCAAAGAAACGACCGGCAACGCAGGTGTAACGCAGGGTAACGCACCAGATAAAGATCCAGATACAGATACAGATCTAAAAGATAAAACCACTCTCTTAGATCGCGCAGGCGCGAATGATTCGAAAGCTGGTGATTCGGCGGCGCCGGCGTTCGAGGATGAAAATTGGTTGGACGAACCCAACGATAAATTCCCGATGACCGCCGACTGGCAGCCGTCGCCTGATTTCCAGCAGCGGGCTGCACTGTGGAATCGTGCTTTGGACGGGCCAGCGCCGGGATATACCGCTGGCGAACTGGCAGGCTTCGTAGCGTACTGGCAGCCCGAGGGGCGGCGGCATCACCAGGTGCAGTGGGAGAAAAAATTTGCCGACAGCGTATTGCACGAGCGCAAGAATGCGCCGACCGGCAAGGAGCGCCACCCCCGCCGGGGACGTTTCGAGCCTTCGGGCGAATACGGCGAAAAACCGCCGGGATTTAACTGACCAAGAGGTGAACCATGAAAACACCAGAGTCACTGATCAGCAGGCTGCAGCGCATCATGCCGCCGGGCGTTAAGCCGAAGTTCAACACCGCTGAAGAGCTGCTTGCCTGGCATCGTACGGAAGGGGAGAAGCGCAGCGCCGAGCTTGAGAAGGCGAACCAACGCGCCCGCGCAGAGCGGATTTTCGGACGCTCGGGGATCTGCGACTTGCACCGCAACTGCACGTTCGCGAATTACCAAGTGAGCAATGACGGGCAGCGCCACGCCCTGAGCAAAGCCAAAAGCTATGCGCAAAATTTCGGCATGGGGTTTGGCTGTTTCGTCTTCAGTGGCGGATGCGGTACCGGAAAAAACCATCTGGCCGCCGCGATCGGTAACCATCTGCTGGCGAAGAATCACACGGTGCTGGTGGTTACCATCCCCGACCTGATGCTACGTGTTCGGCGCTGTTACGACGGCGGAGAGTCCGAAGGGGCATTACTCGACGACCTGTGTAAGGTCGATCTGCTCGTTCTCGACGAAGTCGGCGTGCAGCGCGAAACACGCGGCGAGTGGGTGATTTTGAATCAGATTATCGATCGCCGGCT